CGTTACCAAAAGATTTAAGTAGGCTCACATTTGCTCCAGGTGTACTTTCAACACCAAAACCAGGCAAAGTTGCAGGTGGCACGGATATTACTCCTTACGTTCAACCAGAACTTAGTGGACCTGTTAAACAGGCCATGCATAACCAACTTATAGATATTGCCCGAGGTGATCATACAACCAAAGAACAACGAGCGGTAATTAAAGACATAAACAGTAATTATGACTTATTATCTAAAAAAGATCAACAAGCGGTTACTACATATATGAAATGGGTAACAGATAAGTATGTTGATCCAAAAGATCCTGATATGTATCACTTTGGTTCAGGATCTTCTGCTGTACATCTTACTGGTGAAGATGTAGCAAAGTATCTTGCTGTAGGCACCGGAGTTACGCTAGGCTCTTTAGCTCTTCTATTACCAGCAGGAACAGTAGCTAGTGCAGGTTCAGCAATAGCCGGAACAGTATCTGCGGCTAGACTAACTATCCCTGTATTAATAAAACTCATGAATATGGTAAAAAATTCAGGTATAATAAGATTTGCTACTCCATAAAATAAATATTCAATAAATCCGAAAGGAAAATATGAAAATCACACGAAATTTTAGTTTGCAAGAACTAACAAAAAGTACAACGGCTATACGTAAAGGTATAGATAATTTACCAAACACAGAACATCTAGTTAATCTTACAAATTTATGCTGTCACATACTTCAACCAGTACGAAGTTATTTTGGACGGGTTGTTACAATAAATAGTGGCTATCGCAGTCCGAATCTCAATAAAGCCGTTGGTGGATCAAGTAAAAGTCAACATTGTAATGGTGAAGCGGCTGATTTTGAAATTATGGGATTACCTAATTTAGAATTAGCAACATGGATTAGAGATCATTTACAATTTGATCAACTCATCTTGGAATTCTTTAATCCCTTAGAAGGCCCTAATAGTGGTTGGATTCATTGTTCATACAGAAAAGACGGAACAAATAGAAAAAAAACAATGACTGCTTTAATTAAAAATGGAAAAACTTCTTATTTAAATGGTTTCGTTACAAAATAATGATTGATTTAATTGTTTATATATGTTATAATATATTACGAATAAATCTAATCTCTTGAAAGGAACCAAATGGCAAAAATACTATCATCAACCGATGTAGCAAAACTAAAACAAATAGTTAACGAAGGAATCCAAGTAACCCAAGAAATGACTGATCTTAGAGAAGGACTCAAAGATACAGTATCAGCAGTAGCCGAAGAACTTAACATGAAACCGGCTACACTCAATAGAGCAATCAAAATCGCCGCTAAAGGACAACTTACACAAAGCAAAAAAGACTTTGAAGAAGTTGCAGAAGTTTTAACAGCAGTCGGGCGAACTGCATGAGTTATGTAGACGCATTCTTTGAACGTGATAAAGATGTTATACATGTTGTTGAACGAGTAAACGAAAAACGAATCTTCAGAACATATCCTACAAAGTATGCCTTCTTTTATCCCGATGCAAAAGGAAAGTATCGTTCTATTTACGGCAAACCTTTAAACCGTGTTAGCACAACTAGCGGAAAAGCATTTCAAAAAGAAAGAAAACTCTATAGCCATAAGCAGTTATACGAGTCTGATGTAAATCCTATTTTTCGATGTTTAGAAGAATATTATTTAGGTAAAGAAGCACCAACCCTTAACAAATGCTTCTTTGATATTGAAGTGGATTTTAGTTCTAGTAAAGGATATGCAGATCCTTCTAATCCGTTTTCAATGATAAATTCTGTTACATTATGGTGTAGTTGGCTTAATGATCTTATTACTTTAACTATTCGCCCAAAAACAGTTTCACGCCAAGATGCAGAAGCAATATGTAATAAGTTTAGCAACACCATGTTGTTTAATACAGAAGAAGATTTATTAAACAATTTTTTAGTAATTATACAAGACGCCGATATACTTAGTGGGTGGAATAGTGAGGGCTATGATATACCATATACCGTAAACAGAGTTGCTAGAATATTAGGCAAACAACGAATGCGTGACTTTTGTTTGTGGAATCAATATCCTCGCAAAAGAGAATATGAAAAATTTGGTAGAGAACAAGAAACATTTGATTTACTAGGACGAGTACATTTAGATTATATGGAACTATATCGTAGATATACATATCACGAAATACATTCATATAGATTAGATGCTGTTGGGGAATTTGAAATAGGTGAAAACAAAGTTCCATACGAAGGTACATTGGATCAATTGTATAACAATGACTATGAAAAGTTTATTGCATACAACAGGCAAGATACAATGATGCTTAAAAAGATGGATGATAAACTACAGTTTATAGATCTTGCCAATGTACTTGCTCATGCTAATACTGTATTACTGCAAACAACAATGGGGGCTGTAGCAGTAAGTGATCAAGCAATTATAAATGAAGCACATAGTCAAGGACTTCAAGTACCAGATAAAAAGAAAAATTTTGACGCAGAGTTTGATACTGCCGCAGGTGCTTATGTAGCACAACCAAAGGTAGGAATGCATGATTGGGTATGCTCTATGGATTTAAATTCGTTGTATCCTAGTGTAATTCGTGCATTGAATATGGGTCCAGAAACAATCATTGGACAACTGCGATTAGATCGAACATACGATATGATTCGCAAAAAAATGAATAATAAAGCAAGTTTTGCAGAAGCATGGGAAGGTATATTTAATACATTAGAATATGACTTAGTACAAGAGCGAGATGTAGCAGAAAAGATCACTGTAGACTGGGAAAATGGAGAAACAGATCAATACACAGGTGCAGAAATTTATGACACAGTATTTTTACAAAATAATCCATGGGCAATATCAGCAAATGGAACTATATTTAGATGTGATACCAAAGGTGTTGTTCCAAACTTGTTAGAACGTTGGTATGCAGAACGCAAAGAAATGCAAAAGAATTTGCAGAATGCAATAGACACCGGTGACAAAGAAAAAATAGAATTTTGGGATAAAAGACAACTTGTTAAAAAAATTAACTTAAATAGTTTATATGGTGCTATTTTAAATCAGGGATCAAGGTTCTTTGACTTACGAATGGGTCAAAGTGTAACATTAACTGGTAGGTCAATTGCAAGGCATATGGCCGCAGAAGTTAACAAAGTACTTACAGGAGAGTACGATCATGTTGGATCCTCTATCATTTATGGCGACACTGACAGTGTGTATTATTCTGCTATACCTTCTCTCAAGGAAGATATAGATAATGGTAATGTTGAATGGGATAAAGAAAAGGCAATTAAATTATATGATGTTATAAGTGAGGAAGTAAATTCCACATTTCCAAAGTATATGAATAAAGCATTTGGTATTTCAATAGAAGCAGGACAAATTATAAAAGCCGCTAGAGAAATTGTTGCTACAAGCGGATTATTCATTAAAAAGAAAAGATATGGTATCTTAGTATACGATGAAGAAGGTAATCGCAAAGATGTTAACGGAGAACCAGGCAAACTTAAAGCCATGGGCTTGGATCTAAAACGTAGCGATACGCCTGAGTTTATGCAAAAATTCTTAGAAGAAATCTTATTTGATGTGTTAAATCGTAAAGGACAAACAGAAATTTTTTCAAAGATAAAAGACTTCAGAGAAGAATTCAAAGAACGACCGGGTTGGGAAAAAGGTACTCCGAAGCGTGTCAATAATCTAACCAAGTACACTAAGTTATATGACAGAACAGGCAAGTGTGGAGTTGGACACGTTATGGCGGCTATTAATTGGAATAGGCTACGAAAAGCATATTCTGATAATTATTCATTAGAAGTAACAGATGGCATGAAAACCATAGTATGTAAACTGAAAAGTAATCCCATGGGAATGACATCTATAGCATATCCAATAGATGAACTACACTTACCTAATTGGTATAAAGATCTTCCATTTGATCATAGTGAAATGGAAAAAACAATTATTAACAAAAAAATAAGTAATCTTATTGGTGTGTTAAATTGGGATCTTAAAGATACTGAAAATACCAATACATTTAATTCATTATTTGAAGTATCATAATAAATATTTGTTGAATGAATTAGGACAATGAACTTGAAAAAAGAAGATAGAGAACTTTACGATTCATGGAAATATAAAAAGGGGAACTTCATGGAATTTAATAATCCAGTTTTTCAAACCATTTTAGGTTTAATAATTTTTTACATAGGACTCAAAATGTTTTCAGGTGGTATGAAAACTATGGGCCACATAGAACAACTTGAATGGTTTTTAGGAAATCCTTATTGGATGTTTCTTGGATCAATAGGTTTTACTATTCTTTGGCAATCATCATCTCTTACTACAACCGCTGTTATAGGACTTGTTGCATCTGGTGCATTGCCATTACCATCTGCAATTGCCGCTATATTAGGTGCAAATATTGGCACAACTGGCACTATATGGATTGCAGGAATATTAGTAAGCGACGGAATGCCTACGGGCATTACACGACAGGTAGCTCTTATACATACAGGGGTGAATACAATTATGGCGGTTGCTTTACTTCCATTTATACAACCTATGGCACGATTTATATCAAAATTTTAACTTGACATTAGCCGCTCGGCATGTTATAATATATTAATTAATTTATCTAAAGGAGATTTATGAAGGATATTCTTTTGGACCTAGTTGACCATACTGCTGGTCTTGGGTTCATTGAAAATGTAAAAGTAACAGGAACAACTGAAGAAACTGTATTTGAAGCAATGGATCCGGATAGGACTGTTATTTTAAATGCAAAATCACATAATCCTGTGCCGGAATTCATTGGTGAATTTGGTATGGGCAATTTAGGCTTTTTAAACGGTATTGTAAACTTAGACAGTTACAAAGTAGACGAAGCAACAATTAATGTAAACAATCGCGAACGAAATGCTGAACAAGTATTAGAGTCATTAACATTTGAAGATCAATATGGTAATACTGATCAGTATAGATTTATGAGTAAAGAAGTTGTAGATCAACAACTTAAAACTGTTAAATTTAGAGGAGTTAATTGGAATGTTTCGTTTGAACCATCAAAGCAAAGTGTTCAAGAACTTGCACAAATTGCAAACATTTATGTAAACATTGAACCAACTTTTTCTGTACGTACTGAAAATGGAAATGTTGTTATTGGTGTTGGAACCGATGATGGTAGCGGACATGTAGGTAAACGTATTTTTGCAAGAAACGTAGTAGGCGAATTAAAGCAACATTGGAGTTGGCCATTGCATCAAGTATTAGGTATTCTTAAACTTGGTATGAGTGGTGCTTGTGTTATGAATATTTCAGATCAAGGTGCATTGCAAATTGCTATTGACAGCGGACTTGCAACATATGATTATAT